GCACCAGGTGTCTCGATTAAACCAGCGGCACCAGGTGTCTCGATTAAACCAGCAGCACCAGGTGTCTCGACTAAACCAGCGGCATCAGGAGCACCAGCGGCATCAGGAGCACCAGCGGCACCAGGAGCACCAACTTGTCCAGTGATCGAATCTATAGTTTCTTTCGGATCAAATTTTTTGGCGGCCTTATCTATTTTATTTAATAGACGTTGGCGAATCAGAAAGAATCTAGTCTTTGTGATAATATCTTGATCTGGTGCTGATCCAAGAATATCATTAAGAGACATCTTGTTATCAATTTCTAATTCGACACCTTCAGTTGCCGCTTCAACTTTTTCAAGAATGTTTTTCTTTATTCTTAACCATCTAAGAGCATGAACTAAATTCAATTTAGGAGATTCACCAAGAATCTCCGATAATTTAATCGACGGATCGATATCTAAATCTAAATTACCACCCTTTGTGGCTTTATCAACAGATTTAAGTATATTATTTTTAACCTTTAAGAATTTTAAAGCTAAAGCAATATTGAGATTATCCAGTTTTTTCATATCACCCATTAAAGATGATAGGGAAATTTTCTTATCGATTTCCAAATCAAGCTTGCCGCCTGATGTAGCCTCTTTAATTGAATCAAGGATGTTGCCTTTTATAATATCAAGTTCATTAGTGAATCTTGAATTACTAGAAGTTATATTAGAGATTAATTCCTTTGTCGAAGACTCGATGACATCAACCTGATTTTCAAGGGCTGATTTCAATCTTTTAATAATATCATTAAGACTTTTATCTTCTTGAGGCATTTCTTTGTTTTATTCTCTCATTCTCTTCTGCAATATATTGTTGTAACATTCCAATGTATATTTGTCTTTCCCACGGCAACATATTATCTAATTCCGTCAAACTATATTTATGATGTTGCATCAAAGAAAAGTTAGTCTGATAATGATTAACTAATGATTCATGAGAAAGACTTAGATAAAAAAATCACTTAATCCAGATAGTTTATATTCATTCTCGTGACCACAGAATGTACATGTATATTTAAGAGTGTGTTCTAGTTTAGGTTGGTTTGCGATGAAATTTTGAATTTCTTCTAAATGTTTATGACTCAGAGAATCAACGAAAGTTACAAGCTCATCTCTATCTGCTTCATCAGTAAGATAGACATTATCTTTATCATAGATTGATTCAATGGATGCAATAATTGCTGATGTGATTTCGTCACCCTTCATAGAATCTATATCCTTAACTCGGATTGAACGAAGAACGATGCCAATGTCTTCTTCGAGTTGAATCTTATTATTCACCTTTGTTTCTGGCCATTGAATTTTAGCTTCTGTTAAATCAAGGGTTACTACATTTGACTTTCCGCATTCTTCACATTTAATATTAAATTCTACGGTCTCTCCAACGCTGATTGCTCTTAATTGAAGGAATATATATTCGAGATCGAACATGGTTAGATCATCGGCTTTGATTTTATTAAATGAGCAAACATTAATAATTTCTTTGACCATTTTGAGGATTTGTTTTTCATCCTCCGATTGTTGAGCTTGAATTAAAAGTTTCTCTTCTTTAACGAGAAATGGTCTCATTTCAACTTTCTTCTTGGTAGAAGGAATTTCAATCGTGTATTTTGCTGTTTCTAGTACTGGTAATGGCATAATATTTTAATAATTTAGTTAATAATTTAGTTAATAATTTATTTATACACTTTCATGTATAATGTCTCGGCATGCGAATGATACAGTTAATTTCAAAGCAGTGCTTTCAGTTTCATTTGATTTTTCAATGGCACTTACAGTTATAGGATAGCAATCAATAGCTCGTATAGTATATTGAGCATCATCATTCTTATCTTCATGGACGAATAATAAGTCTTTTACATATTCTTCAAGATAACGTGCCTTATATGTTTTCTGATCAATGATTCCAGCCTGCCATCTTTCAAAAACTCTCTTCACTAAAAAATCTTCGGTTAATCTAAATGTAACACTAAGTTCATCATTGATATAACCACTTGGTATTTTCAGATTATTTCTATACATTGAATAATCAATACTTTCTATTTGCTTACCTGGAAACGAGATTGATTCACAAAGAACATTTAAACTTCTTGTGTCCATATCAGCAACTTCATCAATCACATACTGGGGTACATTAAAGAAAGCCTTGAATCGATTTGCATTGGCTAAACCTCTTCTGGATATCTCACCTTTTAATTGTTCTATTGGTCCCATTAAATTAATCCTTTCGATGTCGACCACACAGATGTTTTACTCTTCTTAACAAACTGTTCGGTCGGTAAAAATAATGCAGCTTCCCATTCTGTTGATGGAACTTCAGCAATTGTTGATGTTACATGTTTATTTAAATATCTTTTAAAACATGGCTTGAACTCATTCAATTTTGAGGCTGATTTAAGAAAATCATATGTAATTCTAAATCTTGTTGAATTATCATATTTTTTATTATTCTTAAATTCTAAAAGTTTATCAAAGAATTTTGCTCTCAATTTAGGAGGTAGATAATGCAGATTCAATCCATAGAAACCTTTTGGTGCTTTTTCGACCATAATGATTAAAGGAAATTTATCATAATATGGTAATGTTTCTTTTGTCTTTGGATCATAGAAATACATGAACATCCGACCAGGAAGCGGAGTGTTCACTTTTTTCACAGCACTGTCTTTTAACAGTTTATCACGAGATGGATTCACAATAGACTTAACCTTCAGTCTGAACCAATTGAGTGATTCATCTGATCTAGGTTTAACACCTGCTCGAAATGCTGTCGCTTGAATTTTATCAAAGTAAGAAGTCGCTGCCATATAGTATATTTATATCATGTGAGAAGTTTTATTCCAAATGATTTCAATGTTGATTCTGTCCATATTTGGAATATCCAACCACGACTCTCACAATATTCTTGTGCAGCTTCCCACTTCGATTGATTCTTCACATATGTTAATACTTCATTAATATATTTTTTAGTCTTTCTTGATCTTATCTTTGGTTCTTTTGTTTGTGCTTCGGGCTTTATTTCAATAAGATAAGTTTTCCCATCAGCCATTTTTATTTTTAAATCTGTGAAATATCGATGCAACTTTCCATCTGTCTTACACTTATATGGAACAACTACTTCTTCACTAGACCATTTTATCACTTTAGGATGTTCATCTAACCATCGAAATGCTTGTCTTTCCCAAAGAGAGCGAAAAATACAGTTTGAAGGATCACCTTCATATTTTTTTATATTCTTAACTCTATATTTTCCCCTGTATGTTTTCATATAAATAGATATGATTAATATTTATATGAGAACATTAATATTCCCATCAGAAATTACAGGACAACCTGAAAGACCTACTATAAGATTTACTGCTTATGATCGTAGTAATGGTGGAGCCGATCTTCACCACATAGTTCTTCCAAGTCCCCCGTCATTATCATTCTCAGATTCTGCTGATTTTAGCACGATAGATCTAGGCGCACTTGGTGGAGCAATAGCAGGTGCTGTTGAAGGTGGAGGCGCCAGTACCAGTCTGGGAACTAAAGCATCTGACATTTTACAGATCGCGGGACAGAAGATTACAAATGCCGATACCCTTTCATTCATTCGAAAGAAAGTAGTAAATCCAAATACAAATACAACTTTCAAATCTAATAGAGTTCGTAATTTTGCTTTTAATTTTAAAATGATAGCGAGGTCACAAGCTGAATCGAATACAATTCGTTCGATACATTCTAAATTTAGAAAATTCACATATGCATCACAAAGTGGCGGTGGTAGTAATTTAACACTAGATTTTCCTCCTGTATGGACAATAAGATTTCTTGATTTCAAGGCTCCTACTGGAGAAAATACATTTATACCCAGAATATATTCTTGTTATCTCACACAAGTTGAATCCACATTCAACTCTGATGCTAATATTTATTTTAATAATTCTGCTCCTCTTGCAGTAGATATTTCTCTACAGTTTCAAGAGACAAGAGCTCTTACAAGAAATGATATCATTAGTATGGATAATGATAGTGCAGGAAACCGCGGAATTGATGAAAAGGGTAATCCTAGAGTCACACCAAAATCTTCAATACAAAATCAAGAAAAAAGTTCTAGTCGCGAGGCTTCGAAAAGTTCAAGAAACAGGGGGCGCAGATAAAATATGAGATTCTTTTCACAATTTCCGCTTACAGACTATAAGATTAATGGTGAAAGCACAACTTCGTCATTGATTGATATCTATAGACACGTTGATGTTAATGAAACACTGATTGATGATTTAACAAGTTATAGATTCTATAATATTAAAGATGGAGAGAGACCTGATATTGTTTCATATAAACTATACGGTTCACCAGAATATCATTGGAGTTTCTTTGTGATAAATGAGAAACTTAATAATATGAATGATTGGCCTCGAAGTTATCAAGAGCAATCGACATACATCGATAGAAAATATGATGAATATTCTGTCTTAGAATTTTTACCCAACCAAGAGATACTAGAAAATATATATCCAGCTCAAGCTATACCTTCTGTAGTTAATGTCTCAGATGTGCAATATGG